GCTCACCTGTAACGGTGTCGTCTAATCCAGCAGAACTTGAACCATCGATACGTGCGTTATCTTTGTTCGCAGCTTCTAATGATTCGCGTACCCATGACTTGAGATGGTTTTGTGATGTATCAGAACCGATCATGTCACAGAAAGGACGATCTACTGGGGAAACGTCAAAGATTTGATCCATAACGTCTTCGTGAATTTGACCACCAACCGCCACATCGGACAGGTTGACTTCGTCTAATTGATTTGCAGCCATGATAGGCTCCTTATATAGTTAATAAATAAATAAATAAAATACAATCGTTATCTACCTATCAATTTCCATATAGCTCTCGCCTAGACTTTGATGGCCGGTATCTCTACCTTAATTGCTGTCGCCTATTATATAACACATCTCGTGTCAATGCACTAGGCTAAAAAAAACCACCATGTTTTTCAGGCATGATGGTAATTGTTATACACCTTAGCGTTTACTGAATATCGCCTTGGCCGCTGCCAGCTCAGTGTGACGGTTACGGTTGGCTGAAACAGCCTTCTTTGCCGCAATTACTTGCTGGTCATCCTTTTCTTTAAACCTGCCATTTGAATGCCTTAGAACCTTGGGAGCGCTGCGCACACGCTTGACCTCAGCAGCACCGCCAGCAAGTTGAGCCTCCGCCTTAAGCAGTCGATGAACCACGCTGACAGCTAATGGGTCGCGTGTATTGCGCAACATTTCATCAGTGTAACCCATGCCCTTTAACAGCTCACGTATCTGGCCCTGCTCCTCTGAACGCACAGCCGGGTCCGACCATGTTGGTATGAGCTCAATTAGCTTTTCCCCCATTGCCTGCATGTACTGGCCCTGCTGAATCTCTTCTTGTTGAGCAAGTTGCTGTATAGTCTGCTGCGCTCGCTGGTGACGCTCCATGAACTTCTGACGAGCCAATGCAGCCTCCCCGGGAGATTCTTGCTCGAACCTCTCCCAGTCTATATTGTTAAATTCCTTCTGGACATCCTGCAGCTCATAGTTAGCCATCTGGACCTGCTCACTGACCTGCTGCTGTGCTTGCATACCTGTGTCTCTTTGCTCAAACTCAGCGGCTTGACTGTCCAACTTCTCCTGAAGCTGTGTGTTAGCTCGGACCGCAGCTTGGTATTCGTCCTTTAGCTTACCGACCGGAATAGGGTCCTGATTATCACCCATTCCAATCTCGATGTCGTACAGATAGTCAACATCAACCTCGATAGCCTCAGCTAACTGCTTTAGAGTCATCGGGCCTTCATCGTTTGATTCGCCCTCTTCCTCAGTTACCTCTTCAGGCTCTTCGCCTTCAGTAATGACAGCTTCTGCACCAATATCCTTTACCGCTTCAGCCTCCACAACGCTTTCAACTGGCGCCTCTGTGCTACCGTTTAAAATTGCTGCTGCTTGTTCTATTGCGTTATCTTGTGCCATGTGGATATGTCTCCTACCCGTTAACTATAGTATTGTCGTTCTCCGCCAGAATGACGGCTATCTCTTTAAAGTAAAATGTATCAGCATCCATGATATCGGAGATAATGCGCCTCTCCTCTAATGACGCCGTTCTAAACTTGGCTATCATTTTTGTATCTACCCTTAGCTTGATCTCCTCATGAACATCAAGGTTATCGTTCATGTATTTAGCATAGGCCAGTAATCTCTCGTTACTTACGCTCATCTGTTACTCCAATGTTATATCGCTGATTAAAGCTAAGTGGATGGTCCACTACTTATTTTCCTCATTTGTTGCCTTGGCATCTGTGCCGTACTGCAATTCTAGCTTGGTAAGCTCTAACGCCTCATCAGTCGCCATCTTGTCATATTTGTACTGGGTCTCATCAGCTTTGTCTGCTGCATCAACCATAGCAGCCATACGATCAAGCTCCTGCTTCATACCCTCAATCTGAACCTTGGCTTGCTGTGCCTGCAGTGCCGCTTGGCCTTTCATCAGCTCACCTGTAGCCATGTCGTTTTGAGCCTTAGCCATCGCTTGTTGAACTAACTCCTCTTGCTGGCGCATTGCCTCAGACTGCTGCTGCTTGCCTTGAGTTGCTCGCACACCTTCCTCGGACTCAGGGTCTGTGAAAAATCTATCGGGCGCTTTAATCCCTTCCAGCTTCATGACCTGACTGATAGTCGTGTAAGCCTTTGACTCTTCAAACATAACCGAGCCAAGCCCCGCCAGCTTCTCTTGTAACTGTATTGCCTCGCGCAACACATTAGCCTGACGTACACGCTCCGCATTGCTTGAACCAATCTGAACAGATACGTTAGCTCTGGATTGCCATTGTGAAGGCATAGACTTAATCCACCGGCTGCCAATTCGGGCTTGTAGCTCACCCTGATAATTTTCACGAATCAACTTATGCAGCTCAATGAAGATGCCGCGTATAACAGTTTCACCCATGCTTTTCGCTATAAGTGAATTAGTTAACTCCATGCTAGACATGACACGTTCCATCGTGTGGTCGCCGCCCTGACCTACAGCAGCGTTAGCCGTGTTTGCCATGCCGATAGCACTGCCGCCACGTTCTTTGCGCTGCTCATTCATGTATGACAGTAGTGAGTAGGCGGTCTGCGACACTTCACCCTTGGGTAGCTCAAAGACAGACCCCGGGGTTTCTGCGCGAACCAGTCCACCGGTCCTTGATGTCAACAAGTCATCAATATTTACCTCGCCAGTGATTACACCCATACGTGGATTAGCTGCGAGCTGTGTTGCGTCAACAACACTGCGAATTAAAGGTGTCTTGGTATCTTGAATCTCACGTAGTCGCTCGAACAAGCTGATGCCCTTGTACTTGTGAGGCATCAACGTGGCAACGCCACCGACTAATGAGACAGAATTAACTGGGTCGTTAGCAAGCAAGTGGTTACCGTCACCAATAACGACTTTACGCCTCTCAGCAATACCGTCGCCATCGTAGTCTACCAAGATGTAGCACTCGAACACCCGTTTAATCGATGTAGCTTCATGGGATGAGCTGTAATCAAACTCTTCTGACTCCCGGCTCCGTGATAATGATTCGATATTTGTGCTGTAGTCGGGTAATAGCGCAACAATTTCAGGGTCGAAGCCCTGAGCTATCAGGCTTGATGATGTTTCAGCCTTTTCATGGCACACAACTCGAGCATCATCTAAAAACGGGCTATTGTGGTCGCCGTTAACGATAACCTCTTCAGGTGACAGTGATTTAATGACTGGCTTACCAATAATGGTTGTGCGCTTGATTCTAATATGAAATGTTTCTTGGATAGGCGGTGCTAAGTCGGGAGATACTCCCATCTCGACTAGCAATTTGCGCTCAGGGGTCTCCTCCATTGCTTGCATCTCTTCCTCACCGTCTACAACTTGCTCGCATATCTCGACTTCTTGTCGTGGTGCTGTCGGTGCAAGTATTTGCTGTAGCGCTGCCTGATTTACGTTCTCATACTCCTCATAAACGACATTGGCGCGTTCATCCCAGTAGACCTTTGCGGTACAGTTGCGGTGGAGAAGCGCATCCTTTAGGAGCTCCTGCAGTAATGTCCAGCCATTATACTCTTCAAAAAACAGGTAGTTAACTAACGCAGATTCTGCCTCTGCACTATCTTCGTCACCCTCTCCTGATGGGACATAGAAGCCAATACTGTCCGTTGAAAATGTCGGCATGATCTCAGCGACCGTCGCCTCGATGCCGTCCATAACATCCATGCTCACATACCGGGAGGCACTTTTGTCTTTCGCTGTTACAGCCGGTATACCCGGCAGCTTGCCCAGATAATAGTCTAAAGGTAAGCTGATGTCGTTATCATTCTCTGCATCAAGACCGCCGCCAATACCACGGCTTATCTCCTCCATACAGATTGAGACCAGCTGGTCATCACTCATTTGATTTGGTTTATTAGCCATTAATATTCTCGCCCCAGTCGGTGTATTTGGATTTATGTTTAATCTCTTTATTAGCAAAGCACATCATAACAGCATCAGCTAAGTTGGGAGATGGTATCTTTCTGTTTTTCATTTCAGGTTTTGATAGTATCTGAACAAATGTATTGTTAGCTGTGCGCTTGCGCGGTACCCGTACCAGCTCAGACTTTAGCTGTGCCAAGCCTTTAATCGTTGAGTCAATGCTCACCATTTCGGCGGGGTCGCTGTATACGCCCTTCTCGACAGCGTTGTATGTGTTTTCAAACCTGTCACGCAAAAGCCAGTACGCCTGCGCCCTTTTGTTCGAGAACAGGTCGCCATGCATTATGTCGCCCTTGTATTTCTTGTCCGCATATTCTGGGGTGGCACCACCACTGAAGCCCTCAACAGCCATAGCATAGTTGCCGAGCCTGTCATCTAGGCCCACCTTGACGCCAGCGCCGATACCGACCGAGTCGTATACCAAATTAGTGCACCTTTCGTCATAAGCTATCTGGAACGCTTTATCAATAGCATCGCTCAGGTCGCCCTCACCCCATGCCTCAGCTTTAGTGATAACTACACCATTTCGCACTGCAACGGCCTTGTCATCCGAGCCTTCATCAGCCGGGTCAAACCCCATCGCTTTAACGCCACGGTCCATACCTTTAATTTTGAGATGAGCATCAACTGCTGCGTCTACCCACTCAGGCATTATAATGGAGTCATCGACAGCGTCGTTATATTTACCTTCCCAGATCCAATTGTACTTAGCCCTTGGCAGGTTATTGTAGTCCCATGAGCGCAGGGCTTCACCCTCCTCACCGAACCACGGGTTATCACGCCAGTTGATGACAACTATCAGGTGTAGATCGTCTTCATAATAGCCATCACGGTCAAGCTGCTTCTGATAGGGAACAATGAATCGTTGAGAGAATGGGTCGGCAGATGATTGTGGGTTAGCACTAAACCAACATTCTGAACCGGGGTTCCGCAAAATGGTTGGCAGCAACTTGTCAATGGATTCTTGACTCATGGTGTGAGCTTCTTCAAACCATGAATATTTGTAGCCTTCTGCTGACTGTATTGAGTCAGGGCTACGACTAGCACCCTTGTAACGAGTAACGGCTCCATTTGGGGCCTGCACTCGGTCCTTGGTTACCTCCCAGCCATCCAGCTGAAGTCTGCGCTTGACTGACCCCTGAAATACCCTGTGCACTGAGTCAGTTATTGAATCTTGGAACTCACGCAAACAATAGATGTCAGCCTTCTCTGTGTCCATCTTCATTGTGAAGATATCACCGAAGCCAACTGACTTACCACTGTTCCTACCACCAATAGCCACCTTGATAGGCTTGTTCTTGGTCATAAGAGGCTTAAGCTTAGCGTTAACCTTTAGATTGGGCATCGCTGTCCGGCTCAATGAACTCGACGGTGTAATGGGTATCGACTGCTCCACCACCTTCACCAGTAACCTCAACCTGCTTAAGTTTAGGTTGCACATATACCGCTACCTTGTCCCATGCGTTTATAGCGTCATTAGCTGCAGTCGAAGCACCGCGCAACGCCTGAACTACCGCCTTGGCGTCATCCTCGTCAGAAGGCACTCCATTAGCTGTAGCTGTGTGCAATGTTTGCATCGCTGCGTCCGCGATACCTTGCAGATTAGTTGCGTTGTGAGCCATGTTCATAACGACGTCAAACTCCTCACCATAAACCTGTTTCAAGCGCATAACCAGCGCCCGCTTTGGTTTATCTTTACTTCCTAGCGTTCTAGCCATACTTAGCTTTAAACCTCTTGATTTAATTGCTTTACTTAATTTGGGCTATAGTGTACCACACTCCATAAACCTAAACTTGAGTTTGTATAAATTGTTACTGGCAGAACGGATGGTAAGCAACGTTACTTTCGTTCCTTACCGTTGTAGGTTACCTTGAATTTTGTTACCGGCTTGTGCTTGGACCAATCCACTTTAGCCAGATTATCCGTGACAGCCTTTGTATTCTCTTTGCGCCTTACGTCGCCTTTGCCTGCATTGCTTGCCATAATTTACCCCAAATAGCTTCCATCGTCGTGTATCTCTACCCGGCACTCGTGACACATTTTCAGATCATTAGATGGGAACGATACCCAAACTAGATGCTCGCACTCGGTGTGCAGCGCTCCTCTCTTATGCCTGTCAATTAATAGCGCCGCCTGCTTTTCGGTACGTGGTACCGCATTCTTATATGCCATGATTGGCATGGTAACCGTGTAGCCTGCGTGCTTCGTTTAATACCGGCACTGCTTCCGCTAAAGTGTCAAAGTATCCAAAATGTTTCTGCTTGCCGTCCACCCTGAATTTTACTACCCATTTCTTATTGTACTTATGCCACATTACACCGCTAACACCTGATTTACTGTTGATGTTTAGTGTGCGATTGTGCTGATTCTCACTTACTGTGACAGCTCTAAGATTGGCCCATCGATTGTCAGAAGTAACATGATTAATGTGGTCGG